GTTGGTGTAGACGTTAACGTAGGTGTTAATGTTTGGGTTGGAGTTGGTGTAGCTGTTGGATCATTAACAACGTAATCAATTGAGAAATCACAATCAATTGTTGCAGTTGGTGTTTGTGTTGACGTTAAAGTTAATGTCGGCGTGTTTGTAGGTGTTAATGTTTGGGTTGGAGTTGGTGTTTGAGTTACATCGTTAACAATGTACTCAATGCTAAAATCACAATCAACTGTTGCTGTCGGTGTTTGTGTTGATGTTAAAGTTAATGTTGGTGTATTAGTTGGTGTACTAGTTAAAGTAAGTGTAGGTGTGTTAGTTGGTGTAGCTGTTAGGGTTAATGTTGGTGTTTGAGTAGGTGTTGCTGTTAAAGTTTGTGTTGGCGTATTAGTAACACCTTGAGTTGGTGTTTCTGTAGGTGTATTAGTTGGTGACCTAGTCAAAGTTTGAGTAGGTGTTTGTGTAGGTGTACCTGTTTGAGTATTTGTCGGTGTTAACGTAGGTGTTAACGTAGGTGTTGGTGTTGGTGTTCTTGTTTGTGCAACATATTCTTCACCACATGCTACTATTGGCTCGTTATTACAATCCTCAACACCCATTTCTCTAGGGAAATAGTTTGTATTAGAACCATTTACATATAATTGTTCTAAGTCAAAGTTTAACGCACCAAATTTATTTTGTGTAAATGATAATAAGATTTGTTTATCATTATCACCATTGAAAACTACTAAATCACCTGCACCATTCCAGTTCAAGTGGTAAAATATACTTCTTGAACAATAATCTAATTCAACAGTTTCAACTTCAATAGGAAAACCGAATTGGTCTAATAACATATCCCCAGCGTATCCTTCATAGTATGATGGATTAACATCACAACAAGGTTCTTCTGGCGGTGTTTCTTTTAATAATAAATCTTCAGGGAATACACTTATAAAATTACCGTCACGTAAAACTCTTAATTCAGTTGTAGGTAACACTTCAAATTGTTCGTTGATTAAATGTTTTTTAACCGAACCTAAACAATCTTTGTTTGTGATTTGAATTAATTTATATGTGAAACTAAATGAATAACCATTTGTAGCTGCGTTTCTAAAATCAGTTGTCGCAAAAGGACACGGATTAAAGTCAGCAGATAATATATAATCACCTATACTAACATTTTCAATTGTTGTTTCAACTAAAGCCCCAGATGTGATTGCCGCATCAACAATTGCTTTAGTTGATACGTTTACAGTACTACCAGTCGCTTTTAAAACTATAGAACCATGTTTAAGACCATAATTAAATGTTTCACGATATTGTACTTTTGGTTGTATTGTATAACCAGTATAGTTGTCACAATAAGTAACACCTGACATAGTTGATAAAACTAAAGAATCTTTTGTACCGATTAACTCAAAGAATTGTGTATGTGACCTACCATTTGGTAATGGGTATGGGTCGTGCTCTACTTTAAGTTGTAGACCTTCAATTTTTATTTTTTGTTCGCAGTTTGCTGCGTCTGTAAATAATAATTCAATTGGATTACCATCAATATCACCGTCTTCATAAACGTCTGGTATGATAAACATGCATGGCTCACCGTCAATTTGTTGAATGTTTAAGCCACTGATATTTTCGTTAAACTTCTCAGCGTTTTCACCACAATCATAAAATATGTTAACTGGCCAAGCGGTTACATCATCTTCATTTCTAGTGGCACCACTAATTGTTATATAAACATCACTTTTAAGGCGACAATCTTCGGTACCTTCTTCGAATACATCACAAGGTGTTGACACATAAACTTGCATGCAAGGTGGTTCTTGATATAGAAATTCTGAAGAAAAGAAGAAATCGATTTGTTTTGTACAAACACCATCAGAATTTTTTTGTGAAAAGAATTTTACTTTTTCAATCCCGTCGGTATCTACAAAAAATTCATGTGATAATATTGGTAAATCAACATCACATGTTGCACCTGATGTAATTGCACTATATGGTAAATAATCAGTTATACATCCAGCACGATCTCTTGTGTGTGTTGTATTAATTTGGTCAATTAAGTCAGATAAAGCGTTTTTCCAAGAAACTTTTATCGCCGTAATATCTAAACCAATCCATTCTTTAAAGTCACAAATAAGTGGAGCGTATGATGTTCCTGATACAAATGATGTACACCCAGTTTTTGGTGTGAATTCATCAAATAGTGTTGTCCCAGTTAAATTAACTTTAGTATCTCCTGTGTACTCTACACCGTCAACATCAACAATTAAATGATATGTTACCCCAGTAAGTTTTAATAAACCTCTTAAATTAGATTCAGTACCAATTAAGGTTTCTAAATCTTCTTCAATAGCTGTTTCAAATTCTGGATATAAATTATCAACAAACTCAGTTGGTGTACATGGTTTAACGTATTGGTATTTTGGTCTACCGAAAACGTTATTCTCAGTTAAGTTACCACCTAACCATAAAGTTGTTGCTGGAATAATTTGATTTAAGATGTTAGGCCAATAAGGTCCCATCTTATCAACAAATTCATGAACACTAACAAAATCATATGATGTAAAACCAGAATGTGAAATGTATTCACGATAGATTTCTTCTAATGCAATGTAATTTTTTTTGTATTTTACTACATGAGAATTTTTAATATGATTTTTTAATACGTTATCAAGATACTCAGCAAAACTAATCTCAGTTTGAACATCTAATGTACCAAAAGAGAGTGTTAAGTTTTGTGATTTTCTCCAAATATCATAATCAATTGCTTTTGATGATGATACGAACACATTAATATTCTTTCTATTTAAAGTTAAATTAGTTGCATTTAAGTCATCAACTATCTGTCCTTTAACATTGTCTATACTACTTCTTAATTCATAACCATAATCTAATCCAGGTAATGTCCTATAGTAATTGTAGAAGTCCTCACCATATGTAAATTCTCTAGATTTAGTTTTTAATGTTTTAGTTCTACCAGTTGTAATTGAATTGGCTTCATCTAAAACATCATACGACCTATGGTCTAATGTTTCCTCATACCATCCAGAACCCATTTGAAAGAATACGTTCTCATCATTTGTTGTTGGTGATATAGGTAAACCTGTATTTTCATCAACAGGAAAATCTGTTCTAGATTTAAATGATGTTGATGCCGCTTCCTCGACAATATTATAAGTGTAACTAGTAGTGTTAAAACTTAACGTTTTATTTACTTTGTTACCTTGCATAACATCAAAGATGTCTTCCTCAATTGTTGAACTAGGTAAACTTGATTCAACGTTGTAAACGAATTCATCAATTTTTACCATTTGTGGTGGCGCACCTATGAATCTTAAAAAGAAATCTAAACTACTTCTAGTACCTTTAGATTTGTAGATATATGCTAGGTTAACAACAATTCTTCTGTAAAATTCAAGTTCTGCCTCAACCAAGTTTTTACCAATTGAAACACCATCGTATGTTTGAATTGAAGCGTTGTATATTTGATCCTGTAATGTTTTTTCATCAAACATATTGATAGTATTCAAACCTAACGTGTTTGCTAAGTTCTTTAAGAATACATCTGGTATGTTATTGATTGTGTCGTAACTAACATTACGCATGTACGCAATGTTGTCTATGTACTTTTTAACCTTATCAAAATTTTGACCATATAATTGGAAAATTTTGTTGGTTTTTTGGTCATCTGTGTCAAATTCAAATAATTGTGGTGACGATAGAAATCTAACTATTAAATCGGATTTATACTCATCAACTTCAATCGCTATTGAATTAACTGTGTCAATATAATTTTGATATTCTAAACCAACAATTCTGATATTCCACCCATCTTTAGAAACCGGCCAATTAACTTCAACTGGAATAATTTCTGTTTTTGATCCGCCATAGGTGTCTCTAGGTATTTGAAAGGTTGTCTTAAATATTGGTAGGGTCTCCCTGTTTAAAATTGTTTGTTCTAAATCATCTAACCCCAAATAGAACTCCTCAACAACACCATTATTTGGTCTAATTAGGTATGAACTTGTATATGTTGAACCAGTAAACGGCTTACCAATAACTTCGAACTCAACAATATTATCAACATCTGGCTCCGTATATTTTGTTACAGCATAAGTTGTGTTGTTAATATCTACAGCATATTTTTTATATGATGAATATAAATTTCTTATGTTATTAGTGGTTTCCCCGGTAACAATAACTGTCGGTTCAACTAAAACAACATCTAATGGATTGTACATTAGTGATGTTTGTAAAGTAAATGTTGTTCTATTTGTGATTATATCGTAAACAATATTTTCTGCGGTATTTTTATTAACACCGACTGGAGATGTGCTATCAGCTAAAATTGCTGCTGGGAAGTTATTAATAATCCTAGCAGTTGAAACTCTAAATCTTTCTCTTAACGAACCATATAAAGATTTTCCAGCATCAGCTTTGGAATCATTAAATTTAATTGGTCTTTTTTCACCTGTTGACTGTGTAATAGTTGTTGGTGAATCTTTTTCAATTTTTAAATCATCTAATGTTAAAAAATCCGAGAATGCCGCTGTTTTAAATGATTTTGAATCTTTTTCTGGTATGATTTTATCTAAAGCAAAATTGGTATTAGTCAATTGACTAGTTCCATCGGTAATTTGACTACCGATAATACTGTCGGAAAATGTTTGGTTTCCGCTTGTTGCTTGACTTGGTACCTTTGTGTATTTTGCCATTATTCTGTTATATCATCAAAGTTTAAAGATTCATCAATAGTTGTTCTCTCTTCACGAACTTCATATAATGTTTCATTAAATTCGTCTTTAACTTCGTAAAGATTGAATTGTTTGTATATGTTATTTTCTTTATTGTATATGCTGTATATACCACTATTAATTGCTTTAGTTTGATTACCATAAAGAGCAAGTGCCAATGTCGACGCATCATGTTCAACCATTTCAACCTCAATTGTTGTTGGGTTAAAATATGTGTTTGTTATGATTATTTCTTGGTTTGGCTGACCAATAAAAGGTATAGTATTCGGTCTGTTTGCTGGAGACGAAGATGGTGTCACTGTCAAAAACATTAAATTACTTGCAGAATCTGTGTATCTATAACGAATCGCTTTTTGTGACGAGTTTGTTAAATTAGATGTGATTGGCTCACAATAAAATGAAGAAGTCACTATTCTGTAAAAATTAGGAACTTTTTTATGGTTAGCATCTAGATACTCAATTCTGTGCCCAACTAAACCTTGTGGTGTAAACTTGTTTCTATCTTCTGTTGCAATATTACCTAAATCCACAATAATACCTCTAACCGAAGGTAATGACGCTAAAACGCCACAATCAGCTATTAATGTTCTAATTTGTTTAGGTCTAATATGTAACGTATATATTCCAATATCAGTGAAATCTGACGACTCTAATTTTAGATTGTACATACCACCTAAAACCTCAACACCATTTGAAACACCCGTGCTATCATTATGATATACTGGTGTTAAAATATCTGTTGCAGATAATTTTTTCAAAATTGGGGTGGAATCTGTTGACCTTGTTGCTGCATAATGGTAGATGATTTCTACATCTTCCGGTGATGCATCTGCTGGTCTAACTATTCCGTATGATCCTACTGCCATGTGTTTTAATAATAAATATAATTTTTATTGTTTTCTTACTGTAAAAAATCCATTTCCATACACATCTAACTCACCTAAACTGTCAACTTCACCTAATCTTAAATTATGTTCACAAACACCTTGCTTACCTCTTTCAACAAAAATGTCAGAATATATCACCGGATCATCAATAAAACCTAAAAAATGCTCATTTCTGGTTAGCATTGCGTTTATTGTTGATTCGATTTGAAATGATGCTGTATTCCCAGAAATATATGTGGAACCATCAGATAAATCTTTATATTGCAACCCATCTAATGTGTATCCGGTATACGTGTATGTTTCACCATCAACCACTGTTGTTCCGGTGGTAATTCCACTATATGAATTACCTGAACCATATAATTTTAATTCATCTACCCTACTAGTACCAACACCTAAGAAAGTTGTAGTACCTGTGTGTCCAGTCGCATAATCATAATCGTTCAGATAATCTTGTGTGACCCCAGTAATGCTCGTATATGGTACATCAAATGTTAGTGTTCCTAACGGATTTGTACCAGTATAACCACTAACCAAAGGTACCTGTATTGTTTTTTTAACTTCTTGAACAGCCCAGGGACTATCCATTGTTATAGTTATCGTTTTTTTACCACTACTTGTATATGTGTGTGACGTGCTCGATAATAATGTAAATCCCGTTAATAATACACCATCACCCCAATCAACCGTAAATTCAGCGTCAACAAGTTTTTTTAATCTATTTGTACTTCCGGTATTATAAACCGTAATTGCGTTACCATTTCCAGAATAAGTGAAATTGCATAACTGTTCT